ATCCCGGACTTCTATCGCCAGCAGTCACGCGGGCTCATGAACTACTTCACGGTCGGCGACACGACCATTCACTCGTACTACGACGAGCGGCTGAAGCAGAACCGCCACGAGTGCCTGACCGCCGACGAGTTCGTGACGCCGTTCACGTTCACCTCCACGATGCCGAACTATTCGGACGTGCCGCACTACACGCGCGTGTACATGAAGTACCCGCACGAAATCGAAGCCATGCGGGACGCCTGGGTCGACATCGACAAGGTACTGGGCGACGACCCCGACAACCGCCCCACAAACTCGTTCGACAACGACCCCGAGCAGCTCATCGCAAGCTCCGTCGCCGAGACGATGGGGCAAGACATCCCCGACGATGGAGCCCCTCGCAAGATCCTCTGGTACGAGGGCTGGGTCGATCTGCCGAACCAAGAGCGCCAGCGCTTCGTGCAGGCCATCGTCGATTACGAAACGCGCCACGTCTTCCGCCTCACCATCCACGAAGAAGCGCCCTGGCAGGACAAGGCCGCCTACAAGCGCCAGCTCGACGAGCTCGCCAAATTCCGCGCCGCGCAGGAGGCGCACCAAACAGCGCTCCAAGAACACCAGTACACCATCTCGCAAATCGGAGAAGCTGCTGCCCAAGGCGCAGCCGGCCCCGAGCAGGCGCTCGCGGCGCTCCAGGAGCTCGACCAGCAGAAGCCCGAGCCGCCCATGCCGCCCGAGTGGATGCAGAACCCCGACGATCCGGAAGAAACGCCGAAGCAGCCCGACAAGCAACCGATCCACTTGTTCGTGCACGGCGTCTGCATCGAGCCCGCGCACGGCAACCTCGGCCTCGGCTACGGCTGCATGCAGGCCGACTTTCAGCGCGCCGCCAACACGGTCCTGTCGCAGTTCGTCGACTCGGCAACGCTCGCCAACTGCAAAGGATTACTGACGGCGGGCAACGTCACCTGGAACGCGGACGGCAAATTCATCATCGCGCCTGGCGCCATCAACAACGCTAGCGGGCTCTCCCCCGCTGACCTGAAAGACGGACTCATCCCATTCGGGTTTGGTGATGCTAACCCAGCCCTCATGAGCGTCGTGGAGCTCATGCAGAAGTCGGCGGAGACCTCGATTCAAGGTCCTGCCGTGCTCTCGGGTGCGGAGGGCAAATCGGGTGAGACCGCACGCGGTATAAATGCCCGCATCGAGCAGGCGACCAAGCAGCTCAGCGTGACGACTGGTAGTTACGCTCGGCAAGTTCTCACCCAAGTCCTGAAGAACAACGCCTACCTCAATAGCCGCTTTTTGCCCGAAGAGCAGCTCTTCCAGATGGAAGCAAATCTCATTCCTCTCGGAATGGAGCCGCCGTTCAAAATCGGCCGCGAGATGTACGAGCGGAACTACCAAATCGAGATCAAGGCCGACATGCGCTTCGCGACACAAGCGCAACGGGTGGGTGAAGCCGATGATGCATTAAAGCTCTTCCAAAGCGTAAAGCAGCTCCAGGGGAACATCCCCCTCATCTACGCCATCATCAAGCAGTGCATCGAGGCCCGCGGCCTACGAAACCTCGTGCCGCTGCTCGGTCCGCCGCCGCCGCCGCCTGCGACTCCCCTCGGCCTCACGCCGCCCGGCATGGGTCCCGAAGGCCCGCCCGGCATGGGCCCGCCTGGGCCGCCTGGTCCCGGAGGCCCTCCGCCTGGGGGCCCTCCGCCGGGTGGGCCGCCCAAAGGCCCGCCTCCGCCCTCCGGCATGGTGCCGCCGGGTGGCCCGATGAAAGGCCCGCCGCCGGGCATGCCGCCGCGTCCGCCGCCACCCCAACCGGGTAACCCCCACTGATGACCAACTACGCCGGCTTCAGGAGATCGCCCGACGTGATCGATTGGATTCGATCGGTGCCCGGTCAGCACTTCTTGAAGCAGATCGAGGAGCGCCTGGAGAACGCGCACGAGAACCTACTTGCGACGTGCAGCAAGTCGACGGACCCCAAGGTCACGGCCGCTGCAACGCTATGGAATGAGCTGGCAACACTATCGGCGTTCTTCCGGAACGCTCACAAGGACCGAGTGAATGAATGACCTCACCGACACGAACGGCGTCGCACTGCCGCAAGTAGACAGCAGCATTCTGGACGCGCGCGAGCGTGAGCAGGCAGAGCGCCGCTCAGCCGTCATGCGCAAGCGTATGTCGCCACCAGGCACGCTCGGATTGCCGAAGCTGCTCGACGAGCGCCGCCTAGAATTTGGAATTACAGACGGGGCATTCAGTCGCCAAGCGGTGTTTGATCGGGTCTTCCTCTGGCAGATACCCATGCAGAAGGGTGACAAGTTCGAGTCGGACTCGCTCATTCACATGCCCGAGTCGGTGCAGCAGCGTGAAAAGGCGCGCGCGCCGCAGGGCATCATCGTCAGTGCTGGTTTGAAGGCGCTCGATCAGCTGCGCTCGCACGGCATCGACGTCGGGCACAAGATTTTGTTCTGCCATGCTGCCCCCTATCATATTCGATACGACTCGGTGCTCGGCTTGGAGCAGCACCTGATTATCGTGCTCGCGGGCGACATCATCGGTAGCGAAGACCTCGCGACGAACCTTCGCACGCGAGAGGTGCGCTGCTTGCCACGTAGAAACCAAGAGAACAACAGCGTTGACCACGTGTTCATCGATGAGCGTGGCGACGCATGGCTGCCGGCTGACGCCTGGCGTGCGGAGCATGAATAATGGCTGGACTAGACGATACCGACCAAGAGGAAGCGGCAGTAGGCAAACACCTGAAGGGCATGCGCGAGCGCATGAGCCCCGAGGCGGACGACGCCAACGAGGTGTCGGTCGAGACGCCTGAGCCCGACGAAGACGAGGAAGACGAAGCCTCCGAAGTCGCCCCGAACCGCCAAGCGCGCCGCGCTAGTCGGCAAACAGCTCGCGAGCGCGCCGCCGCCGCCGAGGCCGAGGCGAAGGTCCTGCGTGAGCAGCTCGCCGAGCGTAACCGCCCGGTGCCCGGCAACCAGCCCGCGCCCGTCGCCAGCACGGCCGAAGTCGATCGCCGCATCCGCTCGACGTACGCCGAGCTTCAGCGGCTCGAAGACGACTACGCCCGCGCGCAGCAAAACCGCACGCTCACGGCCGAGAAGGAGGCCGAGATGCGCGAGCGCGCCATCGAGCTCGACATCCAAAAGTCGACGCTGGCCGCCGAACGCCGCGAGATCCTGACCGCCCCTCGCCGTCGGCAGGACGAGCTCACGCGCCAGCTCGAACGCGAAAACGCGGACGTTTATGGCGATCCGCGAGCGTTGCAATTCGCCGCTGGTCGCGTGAACCAGCTCATTGCCGAGGGGCGGAAGGACTCGAAGGAGCTTCACGACGAGGTGATGGAGGAGACGCGGCGCCGCATTTTGGGCAAGCGTCCCAAGCCCGACGCCATCGAACGCCAGCGCGCAACGGGCCTATCAGCAGGCCCCCGCGCGGCGTCGCCCACCACGAGCCGCACGATCGCAATGCCTCGCGGCAGCCACTATTACAAGATGGCAGTCAGCATGTACCCGGACCTGGACGCGGGGGCGGCGTGTCAGAAGTGGGCGCAGACCGTGGGGAAAAAACTGCTGGCAAAGCAGCAATGAGCGTTCCTAGTTGACCGGAGCGTGGCGCTCTGCATACTCGACCCATCGGCGCCACGCTTAGCCAGCGGGCGCTTTGACGGCTCCAGCGATTCCCGTCGCTGTTGTCTGAACTCCAGGGAGACCCCACCAGTCGGCAAGGTGGAGAACCTGGAGTTTCGTGTCCAATCACGTCATCAAGAGCAGGGCCGCTCCCGCGGCACGGAAAGACCCGCCCCCGCGCGAGGTCGATCGTAGCCTTCAGCAGGGACAAATTCGGAATGGGGATCCGAGCAAGCACTACGTCTGGGCCTACAAGGTAGGACTCGGAGGTGTCGGGTACTACGAGAACATCGGGTACGACATCGAAGTGAAGCGCCCGGGTGGGCCGTACTGCACCTCGCTGCGCAAAAGCGTCGGCGATGGTTCGCCCATCGAGTGGCAAGACAACTTGCTCATGTCGATCGACAAGACCGAGCTCGCAGCCCAAGAGGCCATTGCGCAGCTCGAAGTCGATGCGATGGAGCGCCGCATCCTTTCCCCGAGCAGCGTCGTCGATGGCCTGCGCGGCATTCAAGGCACGCGCGGCCGCTCGAACAATCCGATCATTTCGCTCGAAAACTCAACTTCCGACAACACGATTTCGCTCGGCTGAGGAACCATGGACAACGTTAAACGATACGGGTTTCGCTGGGCACGTGGCTACAACCGGAACTCGCACCCCGACGTGCATGAGTTTCCCGTCACCTCGGGCACGAACTTCACGGTCTCGGGCTTCGGCACGAACCTGAACCTGAACGTCGGCGATCCCGTGCGGCTCGACGTGAACGGCGGCGTGGTGCTCGCGGGCGGCAACGAGAATGCGGCCACATCCCAAGCGCCGTTCGGCATCGTGATGGGCTTCGGGCCCTACTTCAACGGCGGCCGCATGGTGCGCGGGACCGTACTGCCCTCGGGCGTGACGTACGGCAACAGCATCGAGCGGCAGTCGAAGGTGCTCGTGACGCCCTTCTCCGAAGGCATCTGGGAGATCGACGTCAACGACATCGTGACGGCCACGACGCTGCTCGGCTACCAGGCCCTCGTCGGCGAGAACTGCGACCATCAGCTGGCCGCTGCCGCTTCGAGCGCGGTGCCCTTCACCGCAAACCCCGTACTCGCCATCTCGACGCACAACCCGGCGACGACCACGCTGTCCATGCGCATCTGGGGCGTGTCGCAGACGTTCGAGAACCAGGACTTCGCTGGCCAGTGGGTGAAGATGCTGGTCACCGTGAACAAGGGCGCGGAAGCGTTCTACACGAACGTGGGCACGTAATGGGCTGGGGGCACAAGAGCAAGCCGCACCACGACCCGGTGGTCGAGGAGCAGCCCGTGATCGAGGAGAAGGCCGAAGAGCTCGGCCCCGACGACTGGTCAGAAACTACACCCGACGAACGGGCCTACGACCTGTTCGTCGCGGAGACGCCGGACCCGCGCGAAGGCGCCGCGCCGGTAGACACATACGTCCACCGCCCTCGGCGCGAAGAAGCGCCACCGGAGATTTGAGCCATGCCCGCAGGCATTCCAGTTTTTACCAGTACGATCTCGGACGGCTTGAAGCTGACCTTGGACGAGGTGGTCGACGACAACCTCAGCAATTACAAGTCCAAGCTCATCATGCCCAAGTGGATGAAGCAGTCCAACATGGAGGACAATTACGAGGACGACCTCGAAATGGCCGGCCCGGGACTGGCGGCAGAGAAGAGCGAAGGCGCCGAAATGCAAGCCGGCGGCATCCAGGAAGGTGCCCTCACTCGCTACCTCTCGCGCACGTTCGCGCTGAAGCTCATCGTCACCGAGGAAGCCGCCGAAGACTCCAAGTACCCGGCGATCATCCAAGCGGGCGCTCGCCTGCCGCGCGCCATGTACAAGACCGTCGACATCGACTCGACCAACATCTTGCAGCGCGCCGTGAACCCGCTCTACACGGGCGGCGACGGCGTTTCGCTCGCAAACGTGGCGCACCCCTTGCCGGGTGGCGGCGTGTTCTCGAACCTCATGACCACGCCCATGAGCCCGAGCCGCATCGCCGTCGCGACGGCCACGACTCAGATGCGGAAAATGCCCGGCCACGACGGCATCATCGAAGGCGTCGAGCCGGTCGCCAATCTCTGCCCCGAAGACCAGTGGTACATCTGGGATGGCTTGAACATGTCGGAGAAGGACCCCACGGCGGGCGCCTTCAACGAGATCAACGTCGTCAAGAACTTGGGCCTGAAGACGGTGCCCATCAAGTACTGGACGAACACCACGACCAACTGGGGCCTCCTGTCCGACGCGGACAACGGCTTCAAGTGGAAGTGGCGTAAGAAGCCGAACACGCGCAGCTGGGTCGACAACGACCAGCTCTTGCTCAAATACGGCATCTACGCGCGCTGGTCGCGTGGCTGGTCCGACCCGCGCTGCATCCTGTTCGTCGCCGCGTGAAGGAGTAGGTCATGCCCGGAATCTCCCTGCTCGACGCACAACAGATCTACACGAACAACGGGCTCCGTACGCAGTACGGGCTCATCCTGCCGGCGGGGTCCCGGGTCGCGGCGTACGTGCGCTCGACGGGGATTCAAAACGGCGACGACACCTTCCTGGCCAGTAACCTCGTGCAAACGCTGGCAGCGGGCCTCGCGCGCGTGCGCCCGGGGTTCGGCGACTTCGTGATCTGCCTGCCGGGTCACAAAGAAGACGTGACCGACGCCACGACCTTCTCGACGGCGCTTCCCCCGGGCGCGAAGATTCTGGGCGTCGGTCGCGGCTCGAACATGCCGACGTTCACCTGGACCACGCCCGGTGCCCAGCTGAACCTCTCGCAGAACGACGTGCTCGTCACCGGCTTCCGGCTCAAGTTCGCCGGCACGACCTTGGCGCCGGTCACGGTCGCGCAGGCAGTGAACATCTCGGCCGACGACGTGGGCTTCACCGCCAACGAGGTGGAGCTCGGCAACACGCTCGCGAACGCCACCATCGGCGTCGGCATCACCGGCACGGCGGCGCGCTACGAGGTGAGCGGCAACGCCTTTCGTGGTTGGGGCGCGGCTCCCGCTTCGGGCTCCATCGTCGTCAACTCGACGGGCTTCGATGGCGTCATCTCCCAGAACCGGATTTTCGCTGGCGCGGCCGTCGCGACCGGCAACATCGCCGTCGTGGCTGGCGCTCAGCGCTTGGCCATCGACGACAACGAAATCCTGAACATCACGCCCGGGAGCGTCGCTGGCATCAGCTACCAGAACATCCTCATCACGGGTGTTTGCTCGAACAACCGCATTGCCGTGGCTGCCCCCGGCGCTGTGGTTCCGGGGGTCACCGGCATCACGGTTGGTGGCCTGAATAACCTCACGGCGTTCTTCCAGAACTTCGCCGTCAACGACCCGAACAAGAGCGGCTTCTTGGTGCCGGCCGTCGACACCTGATCCGCTAACGGGGCTCCGGCTGGAGCTGGTGCCCGG